GAGTGACGCGAAACAAGTAGCAAACAAGAAGGAAAACCTTCCATCAGCTTCTTTATTTGAAGCCGATGCAGGCAAAGGTTTTGAGAATGTGAAGACAGAAAGTCTGGCTCCACCTATCTTAAAACTATTACAGAACGGATCAGCAGAAGCACAGAAGCGTAATCAAAATTACGTAGAAGGTGCAGAACCTGGTATGTTTTTAAACACTGTTACGAAACAGTTATATGATGGTGACAAAGGAATACAGGTTATTCCATGTCATTATAAATTAGAGTATCAAGAATGGGCAGATTATGGAACAGGTTCAGGTAGACCTGAGAATATCTTTCCAGACTCATCTGATGTTCTAGATAAAACTACAAAGGGACCTGATGGTAAAGATAGATTACAAAATGGTAATTATATTTTAACTGTTGGTCAGCACTTTGTAATCATTTTAGGAGAAAGAGGTTCAGAAACTGCAATGATATCTATGAGTTCATCTCAAGGTAAGATTAGCAGAAAATGGAATTCCATGATGAAGTCAATTAGTTTTGACGGTAAGAATGGTCCTTTCACTCCTCCACCGTTCAGCCACATATATAAATTATCTTCTGTATTAAATACAGGTAAAGGTAATCAATGGTATGGCTACAACGTTGAAAAAGTTAAAATGCTAGAAGATACTAAAATGTATGAACGAGCTAAGAAGTTCTACGAAGGTATCAAAGATAAAGCATAAATGATTTTGGGGTGTGATTTGCAGATCCACACCCCGAAAGCAAAGTGGTGGACATGACAGACGTAGAGAAATTCATAAATATATTTGAGGGTTCGTATAGTGCATACGGTCAAACAAGGAAAACAGACGAGTTTGATGATCGCGGTAAGCACAAAACAAAATCATTTATAATTAAAAAACCTCCAACTAAAGAAATGTTTTTTGATCATTTAAAGGGTAAAGATCCTGCTCTTGGTATTATACCTATAAATGAAAAAAACAAATGTAAGTGGGCATGCATAGATATTGATCAATACAACGGCTTTGATCACAAAGAATTAATAAAACAAATTAGAAAGAATAAGTTTCCATTATTAGTATGCAGATCTAAATCAGGAGGGGCACACGTATTTTTATTTACAGATACTTTTGCACCGGCTGCAGTATTTAGAAGTAGATTAAAAGAAATGGCAGCTAAACTTGGTTATGCAAATGCAGAGATATTTCCAAAACAAAATAAAGTAGACATGAACAAGGGAGGCACAGGTAGTTTTTTAAATCTACCTTACCATAATGCTTTGTTGTCTATGAGATATGGAATCAAAGATGACGGGTCAGCAATGGATATATATCAATTTTTTGAAGCACATGAAAAAATAAAACTAACTGAGACTGAACTAACAGAATTAAGTGTAGAGGAAGAGAAAGATGATACTGATTTATTAAAAGGTGCACCACCATGTTTAGTATCATTATCTAAAAAAGGAATAGGTAAGGGACATAGAAATAATGCCATCTATAACTTTGGTGTTTATCTTAAAAAAAGATATCCAAATGGTTGGAAGGGTAAACTTCATCACTACAATAATACTTATTGTGATCCACCTATGGAGGAATCAAGAGTAGATAATGTAGCTAACTCTGTAGATAAACAAGACTATCAATATAAATGTAAAGACGAACCTATTGTATCTTTCTGCAATGCAAAGAAATGCGTCATGCAAGAATTTGGTATAGGTGATGGTCTACCTGAAACAGAAATAAAAGAGATTCAAAAGTACGAGTCAGATCCACCATTGTATTATGTAACAATAGGTGATGAACAAGTTGAAGTAGATTCAATACATCTTCATGACCCAGATAAATTTTCATTAAAGTGTTTAGAACAAATAAATCAAGCCATGCCCCCTGTAGCAAAGTTAGTTTGGAGAAAAGTTATTAATAACTTATTGAAGAATGCATTACCCATAGAGGCTCCTGAGTCTACTAAGATAGATGTTCAGCTAAAAGAAATACTAACTGACTACATAACACGTGCACCAGGTAAAGATTTTAACTCTCTTTTACTTGGTCAATCTTTTACAGAGAATGGTAAAACATATTTTAAATTTAAAGACTTCTGGAAGTTTTTAACAAGAACAAAATCATGGCCAGAAAAAAGATATCCAAAAAATGTTACAGCAAGAATGTTAGAAAAACAATTTAATGCAGAAGAGATACCTGGCAAGATAAATAAGAAGAGTGTGAGATACATACAGATATCTGAAGTAGAATTAAACAAACCAATTATAAGGGCTAAAAAAATAGAAGACCCACCATTTAAATGAGCGAAAGAGAACACAGAGTTATAATACCTGGACCACCAGGAACTGGTAAGACAAGAACATTGTTAAACTTCTTAACCGAAGAGATAGATGTATTTAAAACAAAGCCAGAGAGAATAGCTTTTATTGCATACAGTAGAGCAGCCGTAAGAACAATAAGAAATAGAATAACTAATCCAAACGTTATCGTACAAACCATGCATGCATTAGGAGTAGAGGCACAAGGATTAGATCCTAAAGCAAATTTATTACAAGGCAAGAAATGGAAAACATTTCAAAACTTTTATCCTGGATCTAGAGACGTTTTCTTTGAGGCATATACAGATGAACTAGGTCAAGTTAGATATAAACATAATCACATGAAAATTATTGAGTATGCAAGAAATACAAAAATGAAAATAGATGAGGCTGCTTACAAATTAGAATTACATTATAACACTAATACATATCAAACCAGAGATCTGTTTGAACACTTAAATGAATTTAAGAGAGGCACAGGTATGTTTGAATATGTAGATATGATTGACGGATTTGTTAAGAAAGATGACATTATTGGTCCACCGCTAGATGCCATTTTTCTTGATGAAGCACAGGATCTAAGTCCTTTGCAATGGGATATGTTTAAAAAATTAGAGAGTCATGCTCTTCGCTCTTATGTGGCGGGTGATGATGATCAAACCATATACTCGTTTCAAGGGGCTGATCCTCGTATTTTTATAAATTTAGAGGGTAAGATGTGCCCTCAAATAAAATCACAGAGGGTGCCGAGAGCTGTACATAAACTAGCTCAATCTATATTAGATCAAATGAAAACTCGTATGCCTAAAAAATGGGAACCTAGAGATGCAGAGGGTTATGTAAGTATGTACGAAAAGAAGTTTAAAGATTTAGATTTTACCAAAGGTAAATGGTTTATACTAGCTAGAACTAACAAATTGTTAGATCCAGTAAAAGATAGAATACAGAACATGGGATTAAGATTTGATACAAGGACACAGGATCTTTTACCTAAAGACTATGTCATAGCGTATAGAACTTGGATAAAATTAAATAGAGGTGAGTATGTAGATATAGAGGATGTTAAAAAAATGTGGGACAGACTAAGAGTAAAAGACGGACACATAGAAAGAGGGTACTCGTCAGGTAAGACACTGGATAAAATTGAAGAGGGACAAATAAATATAGAGGGTCTAAGAGCTGAACACGGGTTGCGAGCGACGGGGAGCTGGGAAACACTAAACTTTTCAGAAGAAACAAAGGTCTACATTAGAACCATTCTAAAAAGCAATGATGATCTTATGGCTGACGCAAGAATTAAAATTTCTACGATACATGGTGTTAAAGGTGAAGAGTGTGAGAATGTTATCTTGTTTACAGATTTAGAAAGTATAGTATATAAGAGTGCACAAGAAAATCCAGATACAGAGCATAGAGTATTTTTTGTGGGTGTTACAAGAACAAAAGAAAATTTATATGTAATGACACAAAACGAAGGAGAGACAGATTATTTAATAGGAGGAGCTATAGTATGACAAACAAAGATGATTTGCAAAAAGCATTTCCACAATCAAGGCAGGTAGGAGGTTCACATTATAAAAATTTTCACATACAGCCGTATGAGTTTATTTCTAAAAATAACCTCTCATTCTTTCAAGGATGCGTTGTGAAATATGTTTGTAGATATTTATCTAAAAATAAGGTAGAAGATCTAGAAAAAATAATTCATTATTGTGAACTTGAAATACTTAAATTGAAAGATAAAAAATGATGATAAGACCACAGACTGAGTGGAACTGTCCAGAAGAGTTTCCTGATCTCAGTGATGCGAAATACATTGCTATTGACTTAGAAACAAAAGATCCTGATTTAACTTCAAGAGGGTCTGGTGCAATTAAAGGTCATGGTGAGATTGTAGGCGTAGCTTTAGCAGTAGAAGGATGGAAAGGTTATTATCCAATAGCACATGAAGGTGGCGGTAATATAGATAGAAGAATAGTTCTAGAATGGTTTAAAAAAGTATGTGCACTACCTTGTCCTAAGATATTTCATAATGCAATGTATGATGTGTGCTGGATAAAAGCATATGGCATCCCTATTAATGGGCACATTATAGATACCATGGTTATGGCTTCTTTGATTGATGAAAACAGATGGTCCTATTCTTTAAATAGTATTTCTTTTCATGAGTTAAACAAAACTAAAGATGAACAAGCATTGAGAGAAGCTGCAGAATCTTTTGGTGTTGATCCTAAAAAAGAATTATACAAATTACCTGCTATGTTTGTTGGAACCTATGCTGAACAAGATGCAAACTTAACTTTAGAATTATTTAAACGTTTATCTGTAGATATACAGAAACAAAATCTTCAACAAGTATTTGACTTGGAAACACAATTGTTTCCTTGTTTAATTGATATGAAATTTAAAGGCGTTCGTGTCGATGTCGAACGTGCTCATAAATTGAAAAGGCAGTTATGTACAGAGGAAGAAGAACTCCTATTGAAAGTAAAAGCAGAAACAGGAGTAGATGTTCAAATATGGGCAGCAAGATCGATCTCCAAAGTGTTCGACAAGCTGTCCTTATCTTACGCCAGAACCGAGAAAACAAACTCACCTTCATTTACTAAAAATTTCCTTTCCACTCATAAACATCCAATTGTTAAGAACATAGCAAAAGCAAGAGAGATTAACAAGGCACATACTACTTTTATAGATACTATATTAAAACATAACTATAAGGGTAGAATACATGCAGATATAAATCCAATAAAGTCTGATCAAGGAGGAACAGTTACAGGTAGATTTAGTTACTCTAATCCAAACTTACAGCAGATACCTGCAAGGAATAAAGATCTAGGCCCTTTGATACGTGGGTTATTTATACCAGAGGAAGGATGTAAGTGGGGTTGTTTTGATTACAGTCAACAAGAGCCAAGACTTGTAGTGCACTTCGCAGCCTCAACACCTGTAGTAAAAGATGATCAAGCAGTAATAGATATCGTAGAAGCATTTAAAAAAGACTCTGTAGATTTCCACCAAACAGTCGCTGATATGGCAAATATATCTAGAACACAAGCAAAGACGATCAATTTAGGTCTTTTCTATGGTATGGGTAAAGCTAAACTACAAGCAGAATTAGGACTTGGATCTAAAGAAGAAGCAGAAGAACTTTTTGAGCAATACCACGATAGTGTACCATTTGTAAAAGAGCTTATGACCATGACCTCTAATCAAGCCCAAACGTTAGGACATATAAAAACACTTGGAGGACGTAGATGTAGATTTAATAAATGGGAACCAAAATCATTTGGTTTTCATAAAGCTTTACCCACTGACGAAGCAATAAAAGAATATGGAGATTTAAGACATTTAAAAAGAGCGATGACATACAAAGCTCTTAATAAACTTATTCAAGGATCTGCAGCAGACATGACTAAAAAAGCTATGTTAGATTTATATGAAGAAGGTATTTTACCACATATACAAATACATGATGAATTAGATATATCTGTTGAATCTAAAGAGAAGGCAGATAAAATAATTGATATTATGGAGAATGCTGTTAACTTAGAAATACCCAACAAAGTAGACTATGAACATGGTAATACTTGGGGTGATATTTATGGATAATTATGGCATATTTAAACGCAAACATACCAGTAGAGTACGCACAAATCAGGAGAGAATATCTTTATGATCTTAAGAGTCATCATGGTGAAGTTGAAGATTGCATTATCTTTGGTATTAGTTCCATTACGG